TGGTATCGAATTCCACGGGAGGGACGTCATCTTGTAATGATTCCAACTCTTTTGTAAATTCTGGTGGATAGAGATCCCCTCTCGTCGAAGCGATTTGACCTAATTTTACAAAGGTTGGTCCAAGTTCGAGGAGTTCCTCCTTTGTCCAGCGACCAAGTTCTGATTTATTTTGTACAGTAGCATTCTTCCATAGGAACTTACCAGCAAACTTCCAGGTTTTCAACTTCCTACTTGGAACTTTGACTGGTACATGTTGAGCAACACATAACATTCTATTGTACGTGAAGTTTTTATTCTTAAGTAAAACTAACAATGTGGCAGGTATTTGTTATTCTGTATGTATCGTATCTCGTATTGGGTCCTCACTGGATAGCGAATAGTGTCCAGGGTAAGAAACTTGCCATCGTCGATACACCACGCGAGTTCTTACGACGATCCATATTCATATCATACGTAGCTCTTCTCTACGTCGCTTGGTTTCTATGGAAGCCTACACAGTCATCCTTCACCAATGCACTCATATTAAGTGGTGCTGCAACACTTGGTTTCTATCTCAAGTATGGACGAGAGGTAGTACCCATGCACATACTTCTCAATCTCTTTGTCCTGTATAGGGGTAGGGGGTACATGGATTTACAGACATGGCTGACCTTGGTACTACTGGTGTTCTATGCAGCGACACGGGATATTTTATATCTACCCTAATAGTAGAATGAAGATTCACATCGTCGGTGCGGGTCCTACGGGTATGTCCATCGCGTGGGAACTTAAAAAATTCACAGATCATGAAGTGTTCGTCTACGACAAAAAACTTTCAGCAGGTGGGTCGTGGTGGGAACCTTCCGTAGATACAAGAGATATGCATGCTCATCGAATCGTATTCGATCGTGCCTTCATCAACACGAAGAGTTTGTTCAAGGAGATGGGCATCAAGTGGGATGACATCTTTGAAAAGGTGGAAACGAAGAATGGTGACATCATCCGTGAATATCTTTCTTCGAAGGACTACATGACCCTCACAGGGTTAGCTATCAAGGTGCTGACCTTGCCATGGAAGTACAAAAAGATGTCACTCAAGGATGCTGTCGGAGAACTTTCTGAAAAGGGACAGAAACTTTTAGAGGCTGTGACACTCATCATCGATGGTGTGACTTGGGATGTCATGACAGCCTACGAGTTTGTCAAAAGTTTCGATCACGTCGGACTTTCTTCGCCCTATACACAAAAAGTTTCCGGAAAGGTGATGTGCGACGCGATGCAACAGGCACTCATCGACAAGGGTGTTAGCTTTCAATTTGGTTCAGAACTTCAAGATGTCATCTATCTCGACAATGGCTTCGCCGCCCAGTTCAAGAGTGGGATGGTCGTCAAGGAAGGGCTTTTGATTCTAGCCGTTGACAATACTCCAGCCCTTCAACTCATGAAGAACAATTGGGGTGAAGAAGCCAAGAAGAAGGTTGGTCCCAGTACCTATGGTGCCATCAATGTCATGCTGGAGTACAACGAAGAGATGGATATACCCAGCGACTTACAGTATGTGCTGGATACGGAACTTCGACTTCAACCCATCGTCCTTCCAGACAAGAAGACAATATCTTGTGTCATCTGTAACATCACGGAAGAAATCGTACAGATGGATCAAGAGAAGTTGGTCGAAAAGGTCATCGACCAACTCGGTCTCGTACAACCAAAAGAAATTCGTATCGGATGGGGAGCTTCGTGGGAAGGTACCCAGTGGGTATTCGATCAGTCGTCGGGTGTCTTGAACCCTAACGGACAACTTCCATTCTTTGGAAAATCCAAAAAGGTTGCCATGTGCGGAATGATGTCCCCTAGAAACACACCCTACTCGAGCATCGAAGCAGCCATCGAAGTAGGACGATCGTTCTGTCACAAACAATTCGGAACTCGTCGACCCTACGAACCCTTCATGATTACACACATCATCATATTGCTTATAGTTTTACTTATCCTATTGGTATATAGAAGAAGGTCATGAAGTTCGTAGCCAAAGTTCATGAACCCATGTATGAATTCAATGACAAAAAGTACATCAGGTTCATCATTCCCGATAAAGTCGCAGAGATCATCGAACGTATGCATACATCGAAGAGGTATCTACTCGTCAACAAAAGGGTCGATGATCCACTCGATGGTCGAGTTCTCACCGTAAAGGTTCCGTTCCGATATAGGAGGGTGATGTGTGAAGTCAAGGGACGTCCCATTCAATCTCTTATAAGGGGTGACGAAGTCAATGTTGACATAAACTTCAAGGGTGTATGGAATGTGGGTGATCACTCAGGCTTTTCTTGGGTACTCTCATCCTGTTCAGTGGGGTCTTGAGGAAGATCAATTGTCGTCAGACCACCCTTCTTGAAGCCTTCGAAAGTCTGGAGCATACCCTGAAGCCTGAAAACTTCCTGGGTCAGTTGTTCAATGTTCATGCGAAGCTTCTTAATATTTTCTTCAACGTCGACAACAGGCATTTACTCATTTAAAGTTTGTCCCCTTTAAATAAGTAATTCATGACGGTCCTCACAAGGACTGGACTTATTCTAGAGAGTCCAACACCAGAAATTAAAAAGGAACTTACGGTAAGGCCACTCGTGAACAATGAATACGGATTTCCTCCGCCACCTTTCAAAGTTTACCGAACAGCTAAGAGTGGAATCTGCGTTCCAAGATTCTATGGAACTGATGTGCCTACACAAGATAAGCGACCAGCTCCCACCAAAACCAGGATCAAGTTTACCGGAAAGCTCAGAGATGCAACGCACCAGAACGAAGCACATGCAGCAGCAATTCGAGCAGGCCATGGCGTCCTTTCTTTACCATGTGGCTATGGGAAGACGACGGTATCCTTGGCCATAGCGTGTACACTCGGATACAGAACGATGATCATTGTCCATAAACAGTTTCTGGCTGATCAATGGCGTGAACGTATCAAACAGTTCTGTCCAGGAGCAACCATCGGTGTTGTTCAACAAAATAAAAAGGAAGTCGAATGCGACTTTGTCATCGCGATGCTCCAATCATTGTCTCTCAAAGAGTACTCCTTCAGTGACTTTGATAGTATCGGGACGGTCATCGTGGATGAAGCTCATCACATTTGTGCTAAGGTCTTTAGCCAAAGTCTTTTCAAGATGTGTCCTCGTCATATCTTTGGACTGTCCGCAACACCTGTCCGAAAGGATGGTTTAAGCAAGGTGCTCCATTGGTTCATGGGTCCAACATTTTTCGCAGTTGAACGCCAGAATCAAGAACAAGTTGAAGTTTTTTCCGTTCAATACGAGTGTCCAATGTTTAAGAACCCACCACCCTGTACACGAAATGGACAATTGTCACTTGTCAACATGATCACGGAACTTGTCGAACATAGAGATCGTAACAAGATGCTCGTCAGTCTAGTAAAAAAGGCTTCACAGGGGACCAGGCAACTCCTGGTACTAAGCGATCGACGACAACATTGTGAATTTCTCCATCAGTGTTTTCCGAAAAGTTCAGGTCTCTACATGGGGGGTATGAAAGAAGCTGATCTCGAAGCATCATCGAAGAAGAAGATCATCTTCGCAACTTTCAGTCAAGCCCACGAAGGTTTGGACATTCCAACTCTTGATACAGTCATATTGGCTACTCCCAAGTCTGACATTCAACAGTCTATAGGACGTGTCATGAGAGAGACACCCGGTAAGAATAACAATCCACACATCTATGACATCGTCGACCACTGGTCTATACTGTTTGCCATGTACAAGAAAAGATTGCGAGTCTATAAACAAGGTGGTTTCAAAATCGACGCAGTCGAGGACAAGGAAGAAGTGAACCCGTTTCAGGGTAAGTGTCAATTTTTATAATCTACACATCTAATAGATATGTCTGGTGCACTCATTCAACTTGTTTCCAAGGGTGCTCAAGATGTCTATTACATGAGTGGTGAAGGAACCTCCCTTTTCACGTCAAAGTATACGAGACATACAAACTTTGCTCAGGCTCCTAAACTCATTAAAGAGTTTTCACTGGCTGAAGATTCGTGTGTCATTCCCACGAATGGTGATCTACTCACAGGTCTATGGTTTGAAGGTACGAACCTCGTTGAAGGGTTCCAGGGTTCGACGATTGATCTGTACATCGGTGGTCAACGAGTCGATTCTCAACCCTTTGACTTTATGAGTGACGTTTATCAGAATTACCTTGCAGATACCTACACAAAGTCTCAGGAGATTAACAATAAGTGTTCCGTCAACAACACGAACTTTATCCCATTGACCTTCTTTTTCAACAACAAAAGTTCCTACATTCCCATGGTGGCTCTTCAATATCACCAGGTGGAAGTTCGAGTCAACTTTCAACAAAACATGGATATACCCTTTTCCGCCAAGCTGTATGGTAACTACGTATACTTGGATGCTCCAGAACGGAAACGATTCACATCCACCAAATTGGATTTCATCATCACACAGACACAGACAATCAAGGAGAAGCTGATACCGGGTTACAATGACTATGATCTTTCTCAATTCAATCACCCAGTGAAGTCACTCTTCTTTGGGATACCCACAAAATCCAGTAACGTGATCGAAGATCGATTCACCTTTGACTCTGCCGATATTTTATTGAACGGTACACATCTTTTCGAGGCTATGACACCGACCTATTTTCACACAGTACAAAACTATTTTCATTCCGACTTTGGTATTTCTGCATTTCATGAATTGTACAACACACCGTTCTATACTCGGTACTATGCATACCATTTCTGTACAAACGCTTCAGACTACAAGTCTACGGGTTCATGCAACTTCAGTCGTTTAGATAATGCCCGGCTACAGGTTCGCGATGCTGTTCTCGGTACTGAGCGAACAGGTGAAGACATTCGTGTTTATGCTGTGAACTATAACGTGTTGCGTATCCAGGACGGAATGGCCGGAATTTTATTCGGAAACTAATATAGTAAACCATGGTCGGTAAAACACCCCAAGTTCGAGAAATCGTCTACAACGTTCTCGATGATAGCGGTGAACGAACGGTCATCGCCAAGGGTGCTACGACGGTCGATGTTGGTGACACGACGGAACTCTTCACGAGAACGTCAAATTTAGAAGCTTTCACTACCAACAACTTCTCGAACATCACTGTCGCACAGAGTAATATCCTACAATTGGAGAACTTTTTGGGGGGTGTAATTGTCGGGGGTGGTATACAGAATATTTATAGCCCACTTCTCCTGACATTACAAAGTGATCATGCTGACAATGTTGATCGTATCGAAGTACTCGAAGAAGTGCATCTTTCCAACAGTATCATTGTGTCGAACAATTTTTCGAACATAACCGTCTTACAGGAAATTGTAGATTCTAATATTGGACGCATCGATGGTATAGTCGCAGACCAGTTGTCCAATACTGCCATTCTTGATGGAACATTTTCGAACGTTAGCATCTTACAGGGGAACGACGCCAATAATTTTTCCAATATATCTGAACTACAAACAACTATTCAGCCAGCTCTTACCGCTCTTCAAGAAGGGCAGGCATTGCAGGATGATGTCAATGATCTGAAAAATCGTATTACAACCACGAGTAATATCGTTCTAGGATCTGGATCCGGTGAGGATCGTGTCGGTGTACAATCTACTGTATTGGGTATTACATCAGGGCGTAATATCGGTGATTATTCTATTGGTATAGGCTTTAATACACAAAATTACTCAACGGAAGAGTTGGGAGATAATACGGATCGATCGACGGTTATAAATGCCACTGGTAATCAACTTAATGCGATTAGACGAGATACACTCGTTATTGCACCCATACAAACTGATGATAGCAACACAATCAACATCATGGGCTATAACGACCTTACAAAGGAAGTTGTACAGTCTACCCTTTTACGAGGTATCGACGGGAATGTCCACGCGACGACCAATATCAGTATCAACAATGATACGATCCTGTTTGAGACCAACGGTAACGGTTCGTTTGGTGGTGACATTGAAATTGCCGGAAATCTAGAAGTGGGTGGAACGTCTTCGTTTACGGGTGCTATGCAGGTAGACGATACCTTAGAAATTGCGGACACGTCGTCCTTCGGTGGTGACATGACCATCGATGCGAATGCCTTTGTGTACGGTCAGAGTTTCGCCATATGGAATGGTCCCGCAGTCAAGATCAAACTTCATAATGACGGAACTGGATCTTTCTTAAGCGATGTAGATATTGGTGGAAATCTAGAAGTTGGTGGAACGTCTTCGTTTACGGGTGCTATGCAGGTAGACGATACACTGGAAATTGCGGATACGTCATCCTTCGGTGGTGACATGACCATCGATGCGAACGCCTTCGTATACGGCCAGAGTTTTGCGATGTATGACGGTACAACTGAAAACGTATACATCCACAACGATGGTAACGCTTCGTTCGCGGAGGCTATTACCGCGAAAAATATCAA